ATGAAAACCTTAAACGAAAAGCTTAAAAATTACTCCTTGTTGACGGCCGCTCTTGGGGCAACTCCAGCCATCGCTCAGATGGTTTATACGGACGTTAACCCAGATCAGACTATCTCTACTTTTGGTGCCGGCTTGAATGTCGACATAGACAACAACGGTACTCCTGAGTTCTCCATGATCGCTTATTCTTCAATAAGTATATCATACAGTATCAAAGGTATATACCTTAGCGGAAGCAACGGTCAAGTAAATTATTCTTACACTTCTTTTTCGATCGGAACATCTTCGACTTCGTTATCTACTCCAGTGGCAATGAATCTCAATGATCCGATTTACGGCGCATTGAACTTTGGTAGTGGCTGGATGAGTGTGCAGGGAGTGTACGGCGGTTCTTCTTTCCAAGTAGGTGCGTGGAGTGGACAGACTGACAAATACCTTGGTGTTCAATTTACCATTGGAACTTCTACCCATTACGGGTGGGTACGTATGGATGTAGGTACCGACGGAAAGACATTTACACTAAAGGATTACGCTTACAATGCCACTGCAGCAACGACTGTTCTTGCCGGTGACATGGGCGTTTCTGCAATCAACGAATTTTCCCCACCGGGATTGGGTTCCGCTTGTACGGGTAACGGTACTGATAAAACTTCCGATGCGACCTCAACGGGTACGCTAACGGAAGCGGGTATGAAGACTGTTATCGCGGAGTGCTTTGACAATGGTGGCACACCGGATACTATTCTTGTTGGTTCATCGAACAAACAGGTCATTTCCGGGCTTAGTCAGTCAGTTTCTGAGTTGAGAACCGCTACTGATAAAGTATCCCCCGCAAGTGTTGTAGCAGCAGTTGACGTTTATGTATCCGATTTTGGGACGTTCAAAATAATCCCAGATCGGTTTCAACGTGCTAGAGATATGTGGTTTATCGACTTCGATTTCTGGGCTGTTGCTTACCTACGTCCTTTCCGTACGGAAACTCTTGCCAAAACTGGTGATAGTGTCAAACAGATGCTCGTTGCTGAGTATGGTTTGATGTCTAAGAACCAGAAATCAAGTGGTTTCTTAGCAGACGTTTAAGTTGTAAGGGTGGGGGCTTAACGGCCCCCACTTACTTATGCTCAATAACATAGAAGATTATTTATTTCATAAAAAAGATTCCTAGACAAAGACTTTTGTAAATCGTCTTTAGAAATCTTACGGGAAAGTCAATGGGAGAATCACGACTTTACTGGTTATGAAACAAATGATCCAGAGCATGGTTTTGGTTGGCAGAGGGAAGTTAAGTCTTCTCCTTCTGGGAGTGCAGAGCCTGATTTTCTAGGGCATACTGGACCCGGCTGGGGTGAAGAACAGGCGAAGATGAATAACGTCATTATTAGAAAACTTCAGGATGCCTTGACAGATTATGTAAGAAGTTTTAATTATAAGTGGTTCGACGGTTGGAATGGTTATTCCGTTATTAAGTTTCTACGTTATAACGAGGGTCATCAAATGGCCGAACACTGTGACCACATAAGTTCTTTGTTTGACGGTAAGGTTAAAGGCATTCCAATGCTTTCCGTTGTTGGCCAGTTAAACGAAGACTTTGAAGGTGGTGAGTTTGTAATGTGGGGTGATAAGGTTATAGAGTTTAAGTCTGGAGACTTGATTGTATTTCCTTCTAACTTTGTATATCCGCATAGAGTTGATCCTGTAACTAAGGGGGCTAGATATAGTTATGTCTCTTGGGCCTACTAACTTTAAGATAGTAAGGAGTATGTTAAAAGGGGATTTATTAGNNTTCCTTGGATACTACNCTTACGATAGGGCTAACTCCCCCGATTCAAAACCGGACAACCAAGTTCCCAATACTCCGGCATTGTATGATGATCCGGCTATGAGAACCTTATTGTATTATTTTCTCCATGATATGGGGGAATATACGGGAGAAACTTTAGAGCCTACTTATTCATATCTTAGGGTTTATAAAAATGGCGACATCTTGCATAGGCATACGGATAGGAATTCCTGTGAGTATAGTGTCTCTATAACATTAAAGCGGGAACAAGTTGACGATATATGGCCTTTATGTTTAGAAACTGACGAGGTTCACAAGGTTTGTTTGGAAGAGGGTGATGGACTAATTTATAAAGGTGCTGAGAATCCTCACTGGAGAGATAAATTTAAAGGTGAGCGATTGGCTCAAGTATTTTTACATTATGTAAGGAGATAATAAGATGCCAAAAGGTATTGGATATAATTTGCCCGGTGACAATATAGAAACTAAGAGCGTTCGTAAAGCATCTTATTCAGGGCTTGAAAGAAAAGGTGGTAGTGCCGTATCCAGTGTGGACGAGCTTATTCGTAAACATGGTGAAGGTACTGGCAATGTTAAGGGTCAGTCAAATCAAAAAGAGAAAGGCTAATGAACAGGCAAGTAAGAAATGAAAATCTAAATTCCCCGCTACACAGGGGTGGAAGTGAGGGTATTGATAGGGAGATAGCGCGTCTATCGAATGCTGAATCTTCCCCTATCCACGATTCTGGCAACAGTGTAATTCCACCGGCTAATGCCACAAAGTCGAAAGCGTGGAAGAAACTTTCAGGCCAGAGGGGTAATGCGTAA